TGATGACACAGCGAAGAAGCCAGATGGCAAGTTCAAGATACCAAAGAGTCTCGGAGTCTTAGGTCTAGCATATGAACTGTGGAACATGTGGTCTGAGTTGCAGGCCCTCGATCCGAATATGAAGAAAGGCGAGTATCGCCAAGCAGTATATCAGATAATAAGTAGAGCCGTCGCCAGTCTAGGTCTGGTGTGGGTAGGCGCTTTCTTAGGTGCGATAGTCGGAGGAGTCTTAGGATTCGGAGTCGGCGCGGTGCCTGGCTTCATAGCTGGTCTGATAGGTGGTGTGGTAGCAGACTACACTCTCGGCAGTACAATCGACGAGATCGTCAATCAAGTCGTGGACTACCTCTACACCGGAGACGAGGAAGAAGAGGCTGTCGAGGAAACGCAAGGCGCACAGGACTCTACCATCAGTAACATGGAGGCGCCTGCTCCTACTCCTCCACTGGAGCCTCCACTAGAGCAGGCGGCTATGGCAGCCACCGTCGCGATACCACTGGCAGCGCCTATAGTAGGACCTACTCCACCGACTCCTCCTGCAGAGCAACTAGTAGATCCTCCAGTAGAGTATCCTGGACCTGTAGCCCCTGTCGACCTCGAGCCTTTCAGAGAACAGGCCAGCATGCAGCAGAGCGCCAGTGGAGCGGCGCAAGAAGCGGAGAATAGAGCTAGGACGATGATTCCTCAGACTACCGAGGAACAGAATAAGCTCATGGAAGAAGCGTATGGTCCAAATACGCCGCCAGGTCCACAGACGAATCAGGCCGGTGACAATCAGGCTACGTTCGATACTACTTCAAATCAAGCAGGTGGAATAGGTGTTCAGCCTGGACAGAGAGTCAGTAGTGTCCAGGTCATCGAGGCCTATGGGCCGGGAAGACCAGGCCGGCCGGTTCAGGCGATACGAGACATCGCCGTCAGGGCGGCAGAGTCCGTAGGAATGACGCAGATAAAGTTCACCAGCGGCGTAGGTGATTACATAAGTGAAGAGAGAAGGGCTAGGGGTCAGAAGACCACTAAGCACTCTGAAGGAATAGCGCTAGACGTAACAGGATTCTCTAATCAGGCGCAGAAGGTAGCCTTCATGCAGGCCGCTCGTCAACTAGGCGCAGGTGGAATCGGAGCCTACAATAATGGCAGCGTCCACATAGATCTAGGACCGTCGAGAGAGTGGGATGGCGCAGTCGGAGTCCCAGGATTGGCCGAAGGCGCGAGAGTATCTAAACCGACTCTGGCTCTCATCGGTGAAGGAGGAGAGCCAGAGTACGTCGTACCTCAGAGCAAAGCCATTAAGTTCGCTCATGAGATGTTATCGGCACGACCACAGACCAGGACAAAGAAACACACTCACGTCATGGTCGTGCCGATTCTCACTTAAGAGTCGCCAGCGAGAGTCTTGAAGAACTCGAGGCTCTCATCATCATCCTCTACTACTGCACTCTTCTTCGACTCCTTCGGCGTAGACCAAGGGAGCTCATCGTCGTCGCTCTGCTTAGGAGCAGGAGCGGCCTTACGAGGAGCCGGAGTCTCGACCACACTGTCAGTCAAGACATCATCGAGACCGAGCACCTTGTAGAGCTTGGCCTTCAGATCGTCGTACGACTTGAAGTTGGAAGGATCGAGGAAGGGCTTCAGCTTGTGCTGCCTCTTCCAGATCTTCTCGAGCTTGGCGTCGTCGTCGAGCAACGGACCAGACTCAGAGAACTGAGACTTGTCGTAGTTGCGATAGCCCTCGACGTTGCGGATCTTGATCTGGAAGTTGGCGCCGTCCCAGAGGTCAAACGGGTTCAGCGGCTTCTCGTCCGGGAACTGCGGATGCATGACTTCTTGGAGCTTGTCGAAGATCTTCTTGCCATACTTGAAGAGAAACACCTTGCCCTCGTTCTCGGGGTTGGCGGGATCCTTCAGCACGATGATGTTGGAGATGTAGGTGAGGCGACGCTTCTGCGCGCGAGCCTGACGACGCTGAGGAGAGTTGTCGTCCTCGGTAGCGTTCCAGAGCTTGGAGTTATACTCGCCGACAGGATCCTTCTCGTTAGGGCCGAGAGAGGTGCGGGAGTTCTCGATGTACCACCCACCCGGTCCCTTGAATCCGTGGTCCCAGATGCGAATGAACGGTACGTCTTCACCCTCGGTTGGAGGGAGGAAGCGAATCACGGCGTAGCCGTTACCGGCCTTGTCCACGGCAGGATACCAGATACGGTCGTCTGCTGACTGTTGATTGGTCTTGGTGTTGAGCTTATTGAGTTCCGCGGTGAGTGTCTCGAGCTGAGACGTGCGGTTCTTCTTGAGGGAAGCGAAGTCCATAGTATTCTCCGTATTGCGTTGTATATTGCGTATGCTTAATATGCGGGCTTACGCCCATTCTATATATCATGCCAGGGCAAAAGATGGAACAGAAAAATTATCAGTTCCTCACGTATTTCTTGAGAACGATCTCTCGAAACTTGTCCTTCTCGAACTTGAGAAACGGCTTGTACTTGACCAGCTTTCTCCTGATAGTAGGCCACATGATGGTGTCTTCTATCTTCTTATCCCAAGCCTCGATGATGTTAGCCAAGGAGTCTATCACTAGGATAGTCTCGGCTGACACCTTCTTCTGCATGTACATCTTCAGTAGTTGAGGGTGTTGCCCGTCTTCTACCTTGACTGCCTGCTTCAAGTCCTCGATCTTCTCGAGCTCCTCGCTGAACCTGTAGGTCAGCGACTGCGTCCTCTTTACCCAATCACGATATACTCGCTCGGCGTCTTCTTGTGTGAGGTCGCGCGAGTAGCTCTTGTCGTTCTCGAGAAAGTTGGCGACTAGGAATTCCAGTAGGTCTTCCTTGCGCGCCAACTTCTCGAAGAAGTATCTGTCCTTGCGAGCGTAGAAAGACTCCAGCTTAGCTGGCACCTTACCGCGATACTTGAAGTAGTCGTATCCGTCACGCTCGAAGTGGTTTTTCACCGCCAGGTAGGTGGTGTATGCCTCGAATGGATTCATAATTTACTCTCTCATATCCAGCGAATGGTCCACCATGAATGCAGTCGATGTAGTCTTTATGACGCCAGCACTTATGACAACATGGACAAGAGCATTGCACATATAGATGTGGATCATCTATATGATTAAGTCTTCGCTTCATATAGGAAGGTGTGCGGTCTTCGGAATGAAGTTGAGAGCTTCGGCCTCCAACTGAATGTTGGCCTTCACGACGGTAGACATCTTGATGATGTTAGCCACAGTCTCGATTTCCATGTTGTTCTTCTCGGCATAGTGAATGGCGGCGTCTATGTAGGGAATGTCTTTCTCCATCACGAGCTTCTCGATACCACGAAGAATCTCAGAGGACGACCTCATCGACTTAATATTGACTTTCATACGAGAAGCTCCTGATAGAGTGTTGTGTTACTTGTTCTTGACGGGTGTGAGGTGTAGAGCAGTACCTGCCAAAGTGGCGCTGAGTCCAGTCTGACCAGACACCGAGATTGGCTGGAGAGTCACTGACTTCTTCATGCCACCTACGAGGGCATTGACCCCTACGCCTATTGCTACACTGGCCTCAGCTGAGGCTCCGAAGTAGTTGCCGGCTAGAGCTCCTTTGCCGATAGAGCCTGGCGCGAGCACTGCCCAGACTACGGTCTGATTACCAGTGACGCCGACATCTAATCCGAGCTTCGAGATGCTGCCGACGTAGTGTTCGGTCTTGCCGTTGCCGCGATACACGCAGACGACGTCCTTGCTAGATCCGATCAGGTATCCTACCCCGGGGTCCACGTCGCAAGTGAGAGTGCCGACGTTTACTCCTGCGCCGGAGTGTGCCGGAACTACAGCGAGGGCCAAGAGGCCAGCGGCGAGGACATACTTTGAGAACTTCATTCATAACTCCTATTGTTAAGCGTCTTTCTTCGATACGAAGGCATTGAGAGTCTCGGCCGCCTTGATGACGTCCTCGACTGATACTACTGGAACTGTCGGGAAGGGGACCTTCATGTCGTCACGGATCGAGTGCCAATCGTTTTCTAGGCGAATGCGCTCCGACATTACTCTCTCGTTCTCGATCTGCTGGGCGAGCTTGAGCAGCTCGAGTCGAATCTCAAAGGGGTTCATGATATACTCCTGTGTTTATGTTGAGAGTGGTGGGTTTATTCTGTTTCCAAGTCAAACCCACCGAAAACTCATGTCAGGCCGCTAGGGCGAGACGAGGTGCATAGTTGTCGTTTGCACTTAACGTTTTGCGCTTGACGTAGTCGCCTACGATTATCTCCAGTCGCCTATTACACTCTTGTCGATCCTAGTTCGCCCCCATCAAGAACACACCGATTATCATATCTCATCGGCTAGCACGATATAAGACCACACGCTCTATTCGGTGGCTGGTGTGTTCGTGGTGGAGGCGCCGGGAGTTGCACCCGGGTCCAAGTAGTCTTTCAACTTCCTTCTACGATAATTCTGTCTTGTCGATCCTAGTTCGCCCCCATCATAAACACCACATGCCTATTCTTAATTCCCCTAAGGGGCAGTCTATTTTGGCACACATCCTGCTGGAAGGAGGACACTCTTTCAGTCTGATGTTTATGGTGGAGGCGCCGGGAGTTGCACCCGGGTCCAAGTATCTTTCTACGATAATTATGTTCGCTATTTATGTCTTATCCATCAAATTCTTTGAGTCTACCTTGCCCTTAGCACCTTTGATGGACCCGTCTTTCAATATTGATATGACCTTGTACTTCTCTAAGTAGGAGAACGCTCCTTCTATTCCTAGGAGGATGCCGTCTTGTCTGCCTCTCGAGTGACTAAAGTACGCGCAAGCCCCGAAGCAGCCGACGATAGCGGCGATCATCCAGTATTCTAAGTACATGTCTCATTCCTCTCTATCAGGCCGCGGAAGTACTCCTGCGTGTGACCGTGCCTGGCGTGATAGCCCTTGAAATAGTCCCTTGCTACTTCTATATAGTCTTCGGTGTCCTTGTGAAACACCTGCATACCCTCTGGGGAGGAGATCAGCACTGCGAACTTTTCAATCGGCCTACCGAATCTCTCTCGTAGCATCAGAGCGTAGGCGGTAGCCTGAATGAAGTAGTTCTCGATCCACTCCTCTTTCTTCAACTTCGAGGATGACTTGAAGTCCACGACTGTGGGCTTCCCATCGAATACACAGAAGCAGTCACACCTGCCAGCCACTCCTAAGTCGAGAGAGTACATCGGAAATTCTTGAGCATATACTACACTGATTCGCTCATCTAGTACAGGCTTCATTTTAGAGAAGAGCTCGAGCTCTCCAGGAAACGCCTTGCGATCGTAGTCAGGCACGTTGTCTAGGTAGTTCTCGCACAGCGTGTGTAGCCTGGTACCGAGAGAGGCGGCCTCACGACCTACCCTATTGGCCTCTTCCTCGCCGACTCTACGGCGCCACTCCATAAGCGAGTCCTTCTTCATGTCTCCGAGAGCGGTAGTCACAGACGGAAAGAGGACCCCGTCCGCATTCTCGTACAGACGGAATCCTCCCTCGAGTGTGTGAGACTTTAGTTCTTCAAATGATAGGCGCTGGTGTAAGAACTCCTTACGCGTATCCGAGATTTGTCTTAGCGATGATGTAGTCACGTACCAATCCTGATCTGACGATGTCGTCTTTACCGAATTCAACATAAGCGAAGTTGCGTAATTTGTCAACTATGTCCATGAACTTCAACAACCCATTGCGATCCTCGCTCTTGGCCAGATCCGACTGTCTGAAGTCGCCACAGAATATGATCCTGCAGTTCTTACCGACTCGAGTGATGACCGAGTCTATCTCATGGAAAGTCATGTTCTCGACTTCGTCTACTATGATGACGGAGTCGTTGATGGTGGTTCCTCTGATGAATGATGTAGTGATGAAGTTTATGATCTTCTTTTGCTTGAGTACGTCGTATGCGTCTCCGCGATTGAAGAGGTCCTTCGCGATCGGGAAGTACGGCATCTCATAGGCTCTAGACTTCTCGCCCTGGTTGCCAGGTAGAAAGCCCATGTCGCGAGTAGGAACGACAGAGCGAATGACAGTAACATCATTGTAGGCCTCCTTGTTAATCACGTCTTCCAGTGCTAGGTACATCGAGATGAAGGTCTTGCCAGTTCCGGCCATGCCGTGAAGCATCAAGTTCTTGCCGGTCTCATAGGCCTCGAATGTCTTCTGCTGATTCTCAGTCAATGGCATGACTCGCTTCAGCATCATATTTCCCAGGCCGCGACGAGCCTGATTGGGGTCGTAGTGAAGTTTCTCCTTCCTTCTGAGCTGTTTTCTTTGTTTTCTTGTTAGCTCTTGGATCTCTTCGTACATGGAACTCCTAGAACGTGTTAATCGTTGACTTACTCAACCCTCCCGAGTGTCGCTTCTTCATATCTTTGAGTAGATCTCTAAATCCCGAGTCGGGCTTGTTCTTCACCCCCTTGACCGATAGACTGGTGGGGTCGAGGAGAGGCGTAGGATAAAGTACTTGTTGCACATCCGGATTACTGCGTAAGTACTCGGCGTGCTCGCTCATGCTCATGAATTCTGTCCACTCTTTACCAGTGGAGTCAGTGAATGTGTAAGTCGGCATCAGGTGTCATAATCCTCGTCTTCGTCCTTGCGCTTCTTCTTGGCGAACTCCGCGATTCGCTTAGCGCGACGATTATCCTTATTCTGGTGTGGCGCGAAGTAGTTACCATACTCGGCGTCGTTGTACTCAGACTCTTTATGAAAGATCTTGTTCATATCAGTGCTGCCTCATTGATCAGACCAGGGAATGCCTCCTGTACTAACTTCTCAGAGATGCCTTTGAACGGGAGCTTCTTATCCTTGACAGAGGCCATGAGCTGAGCTTCTTTAGGAGACAGCGTCTCGAGTAGTTGGATGAACAGGAACTCGCGACGAATCTGCTTTAGATTAGGGTTACCGCCTTCCACGAATAGGTAGAGTCGACGGGCCTCGTTGTAGAGGTTGCCCTCTTGATCGAGGTACTTGGTAGGATTGTACGGGACTTCTCCCTCCGGTAGGAGCCACTTGATTCTCTGATCGTAGGTCCACTGGAGGATCTTCAGCATCACCATGTTGCTCACGTTCTCGCGAAGCTTGGCGATCTTATCTTCTTTCTTTTTCAGAGCGGCGATCTCTTCTAGAATCTCCGCTACGCTCTTACGCATGATTATCTCCTTAGAAGTCGCCTATGACTTCCATCAAATTCTTTAGCTTGTTTTGGATGAAGTAGTTGAATAGTCTGTCGCGGGTCTTACCGGACTGAGCCTTGTACTCGTCGAGGATGCGAGTCTTGACATCTTCTGGAATGAACTCAAAGTCTACCAACTGCTGGTTTCGCTTGTAGTTACGAAGCATCATGTCG